CGTTGAATGCGTGGTCGTCATGCAGATATACCAATGGTGTGCTAGTGGAATCATCATTCCTATACACCTTCAAACCGTGAACTGAACCATCAGTCTGCTCTATGTCTAAAGCCGCATCGGGACTTGTAGTTCCTAAACCCAATCTTTGGTTAGTGCCGTCAAATGTTGCATAAGTAGTCGTGCCACATTGTATAAACACGTTATCATCAGGTCTTAGGAATATATCCTCGTCTGCTCCTATGAATAGGTCTTCTGGATTATCTGTGTTCGTCTTGATAAAAGTATCAGTTGAGTCGAAATAGATGTGGTTTCCTTCACCTATTGTCAAATCCCCACCAAGAGTAACATCATCCGGTAATCCTATTGTGACTGTTCCACTACTTTCTGCTACTGTGGTTTCATTCGCAGTTGCGGCAAATGTGATTGTTCCACCAAGAGCAGTAGCAGTTGAGTTAGAACCATCGCTTACGGTAATGCTTGAGTTTGATAGTTTTGAATTGGCTATTGAACCCCCAAGCATAGCATTACTGATATCCCCATTTGCTATTGAGAACGTAAGAGTATCAGTATTGGCAGTAGATGCAACGGTTATTCCTGAACCACTAGTTATGTTTAGAGTATCAGCAGAAGCATCTGCTTCAAGTTCCGTATTGGTATCAGCATCCACAATAATTTTCCTGAATGTCTTGATTCCACCTGCTCCACCGTTATCTACTGCGAAATCAGATAGATGTGCTAGTGAGATGTATGCCCACTCGTCTGCACTATCATCCCATAGTAATAATTGGTCAGCAGTATTTGCGGTTCTTTGTGCAGGATTCGTTGCGCTACCATCTGCCCCAGAACTCATTAGAGTTATGTTAGTATTTACAGGGTCATCTATTGCAAAGGCAGTACCATTCAAAACTAGTCCTTTATTTGCAGTTGCGCTATATGTAGTGTTATCAGATGCAATTGTGATTGCACCGTCTGCGCTTGTTATCGTAGTATTACTACCCTGAGTTAGTGTGGCGTTTACCCATTTACTGCTAGTATTATTCCATATGATAACTTGACCGGATGCTTTTGTACCAAATAGTACATCTCCTATGTCTCCTAATTCATCTGTAGCATTATCCACGTATGTTTTAACTGCGGCAGAAGTTGGAACTAAAGCCGCACCATTAGTTAATGTGGACTCAAATGCAGTAACTGTTATTGCACCATCAGATAAATTACCATACTGAACGGTTCCTCCTGTAGTTAATCCACCAACAGTTAGTAGTCCGGTGCTTGGGTTATATGTTAGTCCTGTATCTGTTTCTATTCCTTGTGTTCCAGTTGCACCATCTACAAACACTGGATAAACGGTTTCATCGGTTGAATTGTTTGCAGTAACAGTTACATTTGTCGCTAATGTTGCAGTATCCGCATTACCAGTTACATCTCCTGTTAAGTTACCAGTAAAGGTAGCGGCTCTCATTGCACCATAACTTGAACCAAGTTTGAGTTCTAACGTATTACTAGATGCTAGATATTGGAGAGTCATATCATCTCCACTACCTCCTTCAAAAGTTAATCCCGTTCCATCCAGAATTTCTCCTGTAGAGTTTCCACTACCTAATACAATGTTCTTATCTTCTACTGCTAGGTTTGTAGTGTCCAAAGTGGTAGTAGTTCCGTTTACTGTTAAATTACCAGTAACTACTAATGCTCCTGAAGTAGTTACTGTTACATCTGTTCCGTCACCAATGGTAACACTTTCAGTAATCTGTGGTAATCTAGCAGTTAGATTTGATACGTTTACGTTGACATCCGTGTTAGTTACCTTAGCGTCATTCAATGCAGTTCTAGTTTCTAGTTTCTGCATGGCGGCTAGGATAGTATCAGTTGCCGCTATATTTCCACCAGTACCACTACCTAGATTTGTCAGAGCCTTTCCGGTTATCGCAGTAGCCGCAGTTGCATTGGTCAATGCAGTTGTAGTTGCGAATGAACTGTTTGAGTTGTCATAGTTTGCAAGGTCATTATCTACCGTAAATGTTAGGTCGTATGGGTCAGCATCCGTTCCATTATCAACATCAGTCCAATTTATCGTTAGTAGACTGGACGGTACAAACTTAATTTCCTTGTCATTAGCAACTGTGAGTTCCGTACCATCTCCGTCTTCTAATACAAATGACATTCCACCTACGCCACCGGGAATACTATCCACGTATGCCTTGACTGCTTTTGCAGTAACTAATCCTGCATGGTCATCTGTAATACTAGCAAGGTTCTGCTCTAGTTGATTTATATCGCTTAGTCCTGTAACTGCTAGAGAAGTTAAGTATGTGTTAGTATCTACTGTATAACTACCTGCACCAGTCCTCTTCAAGAAACCATTAGATGTGAAATCACCATCCATCAATGCTCCTGCCGCCGCTACATTAGTAGCATCAGTTACATCAGCAGAAGTCTCTATTCCAGATAGTTTGGTTCTCTCAGCAGAACTGATTACAGTACCACTACCTAAATCACTCAATCCACTTATTTTAGCAACAGTAACTTGGTTGTTTCCTATGTGTGCAGTATCTATTGCCCCATTTACAATGTGTTCTGAGTCTATTGAATCGTCAGCAATCTTAGCACCAGTAATGGCATCTGCGGCAATTTTTGCTGATGTAACTGCTAGATTGTTAATCTTGGTAGTTGTAATGGCACTATTGGCGATAGTCAAAGCACCATCATTAGCGAGAGTCGCATCGCCGGAAACTGCTACGTTGTTGTAATCAGTACCATCGGCTACCATTATGTGAGTGCTAGTGACACTGATTGAGTCATCAATGAAACTTATCTTGGCTCCTGTTACAGCGTCATCTGCAATCTTAGCAGTTGTTACTGCACTACCTGCTAGTTTACCAGTTGTTATTGCTCCACTATTTATTTTGCTAGTAATCACTGAAGAACTAGCCAACATACCGGAGGATACCGTTCCAGTATCTCCTGTTGTAACTATTGTACCAGTTACATCAGGAAGAGAAATTGTTCTGTCTGCAGTTGGGTCAATTATGCGAAGAGTTGTTTCATGGTCATCTCCAGTTGCGCCTTCAAACACCAAAGCATCTTGAACATTAATTTCTGTTTGGTTTATGGTTGTCGTAGTTCCATCAACAAAGAGGTTCCCCCGAATCCTAACAGTAGTATCATTCCCAGTGTCACCAATAAGAAGAGTGTCGCTCTCATCGAGAAGTCCAAGAGAAGCCACCACATTTGCTTTATCGGTAACATCTGCTTGGGCTTCAATCCCGGCCAGTTTATCAAACTGATTATCAGTCATTAGACCGTGAGCATCAGTTGTAGCATCTGGAATTGTTGCAGATGTTGTAGTGTTATCGTCATAAGTTAACGTAAGAAGACCTTCAGTAAATGCTGCACTTGAGATTGCCTTTCCAGTACCATCAATTTGAATGTAGCCATTGTTGTTTCTACTAACATCAATTCTGTTTCCACCTGAAATTCTTACCGTAGAAATATCTCCAGTAGAAGCAGTTAGTTTTACTTCTGCGTCATTTCCTCCTACTACCGAACTGAGACTGTATGTTGCAAACTGAACTCCTGTAATGTAGTTCTTTACTGCCGCCTCAGATGGAACTTTAGTAGTGCTACCATCACCTATGTTTTGAGTCAATCCAGAAACGTCAGAAAGACTAGCAAGAGACAAAGAACCTGTATTGATTTTATTATCTAGTTGAGTCTGTATAGAAGATGTGACTCCATCAAGATATCCTATTTCAGTAGCACTAACTCCAGTAACACCATCTAAGATGTTTATTTCTGCGGCAGAAGCAGTCACGTTCAAGTCCGAAAGAGTCTCAACCTTAGATGCTAAATTGCTAACAAGATTAGTAACTTTACTTTGTTCTATACTACCTGCTAACTGTGAATTACTAATCCCTAATGCCTTTATGTTAACTGCACCTGAACTTACAGTAAAATCCGCAGTATCAAAAGATGCGATTCCTTTGTTGCTTAGAGTAGCATCTTCTGCAGAAACTGTCAAAGTTCCAGCAGAATCATCGTAAGTTGTAGTTATTCCTTCTCCATCTATAATTAGGGCATTTATTCTATCATCTACCCTCTCGTCCGTGTAATATTTATTGCTACCTTCCGCGAAATCATCAGTATCTAAAGTTAAACTTCCACCCAAGTTTAATGTATTGCCATTCAACGTCACTCCTGAATTAACAAGTTTAGAGTTCGCAATGCTACCTGCAAGTTGTGCGTTAGTCACAGAAATATTAGTAACATTGCTACTCCAGTCAGCACCAACAGTAGCACTAGCGGCAATTCCATCAAGTTTGGTTTTGAGTGTGTCCGTAAATACTTTGTTAGTTGTCCCATTAGCAATCTTATCTGCGCTAATTGCGGCAGTATTGGAAATATCCGCATTTACCAATGCTGTTGCAGTAGCACGATAAGTAGCAGAAACATCTGGAACGTCAGAAGCAATCAACTTACTGAAAAGATTTGTTAGATTTATTTTTCTCAATCCATTGGTAGCATCATCATACATTATGAAATCAGCACTTCTATCCATGCCGTTTTCAATAGTTAACCCATCAATGTCTACTTTGAGCGTAGCACTTGTTCTATCTAACCCATCACTTATCGTAAGGCTAGGCTCTTTGCCGCTCAATGCAGAAGTAAGTCCACTAATTTTACTTTGAGCGATTGCCGCAGAAGTAGAAACCTTACTGTTATCAATTGCACCATTGTTTATCTTACCATTTGTAATTGCATTATCAGCAATTTTTGCCGTAGTAACTGCACTATTTGCTATTGTAGTGGCCCCATCTGCACTTGATGTGACATCGCCGCTATGGTTAGGATGAACGTATTTGTTTGCATCTGCCGCACCTGTGTAGCCCAAATCTGCTAAAGTTAGTGTTCTTTTTGCCATTGCAGTAACGTGTCCAGAATCATTCGTAGCAATACTATCTACAATTTCTGCTCCAGAAGTGTCAATGTTAGTTACGTTTAGAATTGGATGAGTAAATGGGTTTGCTAATTCATCAGTAGTAGGTAAATTATAGAATGTAGAACCATCATTAGTAAATTGCCATCTATCTGTTGCTTCATTCCATTGTAGTTTTACGTTGGTGGCGTTTCCTCTTTCTACTTCTACACCTGCATCTTGAGAAGGGGAACCTGTCTCATCGTTGTTCAATACGATTAGATTATCTCCTACTGCTAGAGTATTGCTAGAAATTGTGGTAGTAGTTCCATTTACAGTTAGATTACCGCCGACAATTAAGCCTCCTGCAAATGTAGCAGTATGGGCAGAATTTGTACCTACTTGGAAATTGTTTCCAAAGTTGGAGTTAAGGCGAGTTAGAAGATTTGCAACCGAGACATCATCGTTGGTATCAGTATCAGTTTGATGGGTATCTATCATGTTCTTTATATCGGCAGGAGTAAAACGCTTAATGGCAGTAGAATCTCCTGCAGTTCTTTCAGATGATGAAACTTGGGGTACTCTTGTATTGTAAGCAGTCTCTATTTCTGCATCTGTTTGGTCAGCAGTAGCACCATCTTCAGGGTCAGTTGACCAACTGTATAGAGCATTGATATCTGATTTTGTTTGGTCAGCAGTAGCATTTGCCTCTATACCATCTAGTTTTGTTATCTGAGTGGACGTAGCCAAACCTGTTTGACTTGCAGTAGCGTTGGGTATTGCTGAAGTGTATTCTATATCTGATGTAAGTGCAATGGTTCCAGTGGAAGAAGGTAGAGTTAATGTCGCTCCACCTTTAGTAATTGTACCTGCGGGATTTATTCTAATTGTCTCAGAAGGACTACCACTACTATCATTTAGAATGCTTATTCCTTTTGTGGTTTGTCCATATCCTAAGAACTGTATTTTTCTTGTTGCTAAGTCACCTGCGCTGTTTGCTAGATATTTTACAATCGCTATTGGTATATCTCCGCTTTCTATGAGAGAAACCGAAGCGGTGCTAATTGCGCTGGCTCCTGTTCTTATTTTGATGTCGTTAATATTCTCTCCGCTTTTACTACCGTCTGCTACTACAATTACCGCATACCAGTCATTACCGCTTCTTGGGTCTACTGCAGGAGCCAAATTAGAAGAAGTTGCAGGGACAGAAACTAGTAGGTTGTCTCTGAGAATTTTACCTGCCGCTACTGCATACGTGGTTCTACTACCACTTCCATTTTGCGTTATGTTAAAACCGCTAATTACCCTATCATTACCTGTAGCAATGTTTAGAGCATTGATAATACCACTATGGATATTGTCTGTTCCATCTACTATTCTAGCATCAGGTGATGCTGAAAGTTTTGAAATAAAGCCGGGATTATTCTGTGTCATGCGTTAACCTCCAATCTAATTGTGAATGTCACCGTATCTGAATTGGCTATGACACCAGTATTGGTGAAAGTGACTCGACTTAACATTGTATCGTCAGTAGAATCGGAATCAGTTTTGAATATGCCTAATTCTGATACGCCTTGTAGACCTACCTGTGCGCCCGTAAATTCTGCAGTCCAGATTAATTGAGAACCTATGATGGATGGAGTTACTATCTTTTCTGCTACAACCGAATCTAATTCGGATTGCGAGGCCGCAGTAGAATCTCCACCGTTTCCTATCTTTATTGTGGTATATTTAGAAGCAATGTAATTCGTTGCTACATCATTCATTCCGCCGTTAACTATCATTCATAATCCTCCTGTTCATGTAATTCCTCACTATAACTCTTCTTCGTGACTATGCTATGCTCAAACCCTACTTCCTCAGTAAACCCTACAACGTCATCGAATCCCATGTTTGAATTATACGAAAGCAAGTTAGATGACCCCGACACCTCATACGAAAAACTAACCTCTCTTATACTAATTGTATCGTAGAAGTATTTACCTATTGCTATGTTCTCTCCATCTCTCTTGAACAGTGAGGCACTACTTGTTTTGCTTTTGGCATTGATTTCAGCCAATCTTTCTGCTATGGATTTATCAAAGGTTCCTACAGTCAAATCCCATGTTCCACCCAAGACGTTTTCAATCTCAAACACTATGTAATCATCTTCAGGAATATTGTGACTCTTGAAATTTAACCTAACTATGTCTCCACATTCTAGTAGTTCCATACCTTGTTTATGGGTTCTGATGTTTATTTTCTTAACTTTGTTGTTTTTACCATGTAAATCTAGTAGTTGTACTGCTCTAATCTGAGCATCAGTTTTGGTTTTAATGGATGGGTCTACGTCTTCTATGGAGTCATCTGCCTCATCTTCGGTTCCGGGTTCTCTTAGAGTAAAGGATACTCTATCTCCTATGACAACTGCCTGATTCTTTCTATCAAAGAGAGATTCGGTATTTTTAACTGAGATTAATCTATTAGATTCCTTGTACGACAATGCGTATTTTCTAAGTGCCTTTACATCTTCTGTTTTTCTAGCAGTAAACTTTCCGTTTTTAATGTCAAAATCTAACCCATTCTTAGCGGCTAGCGCATTGACGACATCATAGGTATTGACATTATCGAATTTCATTGATGTTATGTACGTTTCTTCTTTAATCTTGACTAACTCATCATGTGAAGCAGGAACGTAACGTAGATTCGTTGTAAACACAATATTTGCACTTGAAACACTAGAGACTTCTCCTATTAGATGACCATCTTGTGAATATAAAACATCTCCAACTGATATCTTTTCTACATTAGCCGTACAGGTAATTGTATCATGTAGGCTATCGTTTGGCGATTCTGTTACAGTATCAGAAGTAGAAGACACGATATTACCTGTATACTCAACAAAACTAGAGTTATTATCAAACGCAAGCCCAGATTCCTGTACTATGTCTTTTATTTCGTCTACAATGGGACTGCCTACCGAGAATGTAGTGCCGATGTGACACTTTTTCACGTTCTGTAATTTTGGTCTTTTGGTTAAATCCAAATCAAATATTTCACCAAAGGAAACTACTCCATTTCCAGAGAGTTTGCCATCAAATTTCATTACTAATCCAACTTCGTGATTTAATGAGAGTGTCGCTCCGTTGTAGTTTTGTGAGTCAAATGCCTGAGATACATCTGTGTATTTAGGTCTAGCAGTAGCAAATGTTAGATTTCTGACTTGTTGATTAACTCCATCAGAAATATGCATATTTAGTTGCTCTAAATTGGTAAATTTACTAGTCGCTTGCCCCGGCTCTCTTAAGTCAATGCTCTTAGTTTGAAAGGTCGTAGAATCACTACCCTTTAATCGTCCTGAACTGCTTGGTAGTGAGATTTCTCCATCCACATCTAGCATTAGGTGCATTGTGTAGATGCTCTCACTATACACATTTCCATCAGTTACATTGTCATTTGTTCCGGGTTCGCCAGTTAGGAAGTCATGTCTTTTGAATTTATTACTCTGCTTCAAAACATTGAATTCAATATATCCTTCTTCTTCGTCAAAGGTTGTTTCTGATACTCTCATCAGTCTCCAATTCATTCTTTTAGCATCGTTACAAAAGATAGGATTATCTAAAACAATTGTATGAGTTTCTATTTCATTTACATAAGCAGAAGTATGGCTTTTTATTCGTGTCATCGAGTAAGGGAATGAGTTAGCCTCAGTGTTTCTTACGTTACTGTTGGTTTCCAAAGAAAGTCTTTCTGAGACTAGGTAGTATCCAGTTAGGTTAGGTAGGAAACTTAGCCAAGTATGTCGAGATGTATCATCCAACGTAAATACCATTTGAGATATATATCCGGGAGATGGGGCGGTTAAAGCAAGACTTGTGACTGTATTGAAATCCTCATCTTTTGCATTTGCTGATGTATCACATCTTAGTTTGAATACTGGCTTAATTAGCATTTGTGCCGAAGTGACTAACCCAATTGGGTCACCACTCATATCATTATGACTATCAGTAAAATCATTGGATATTGCTTTCTTTTCAGATAAAAACACCTTGTTTGTTGTAGTTCCAGCCATAGAAACGTATTCTCCAGAAGCGGCTGATGTGATTCCCATGCTTTGAACCATAGCCGTCCTAGTAAGTTGGTCAAAGTCCGTAGTTGCTCCAGACCCCAAATATGCCTCATAGTTAGCATCAGAATCCAACTTCAATACGGAACTCGTTAGTTCAATTGGATTCATACTTACACTATTATCTTCCATTGCTACCTTTACATCTTTGAAAAGAGCAATGCAGTTGTCATAGGGATGTGCAAAGAATGCATCGGAAGTGCTACCGATACCTACTCCAAATCTATCTCTTATTGCAATATTTGTTCCATTGCTAAAGTTTCTCTCAACCAAAGCCGCAACTACTCTTGACATATGCAAATATCCACCAGTTGAAAAACTAACACCCTCATGCCATTGTTCAGGATGAATGAATGGGCTGAATCTTCTTTCGTCCCAATCACTAGCACCTGTGGTGTCCTTAACCATTAGTGGCAATATAACGTTAGGAGCATCATATTTCAGAGAGGGGTCTACGGAATTTCCCGTTCCATAACTTTTATTCTCACCTACAAATGAAACACCAGTCAAGTTACTCCCAGATTTACCAGTATATGTAAAGAGTGAACCGCTAGTGGAATTGTTTCCTATTCTAGCAAATCCACCACTTGAGGAAAAGGCACTAGTGCTATGGAGAGTCATGGTTGTAGAACCACCAGTATATCCTCCATCTGTAGAACTACCTGCGGTATTGTCAATAGAATCTAAATGTGCAAACTCAAAATTCTTAGTTCTAGTATCTGGTCTAAATAAGAAAACATCAGTAAATCTAAAATTATTTTTATCTTCTAGACTATCGTTCATGTGCTGTATTTGTCCACTAAGGCTAATATTGTCTATATTAAAATCAGATGTGGTAAATATTTGGAAAGGCTGAACACCGTAGTGTTTTATCGTGGTTCCAGATTCTATTCCTGTAAACTCTATCAAATCATTGAAATTTTCAGTGCTTGTACCATTACTGAGAATATTATATGTAGCCAAGTTGTTATTGCCATCATCAGTTTGCCAATTTGTTCCGGTAACTACTCCTACGAATCCATTTATTCCTGTGGGGGTAGAATTTACCTTTCGCGGGCTAGCACCTATGAAATCTTTAGTGTAATACATATCTCCATAATTACCTTCGGTAAAGTTATCTAGTGCTATATTTATTTCTTGGCTATTTCTGGTTAATCTAATAAAGTTGCTAGAAGTTCTAACAGTAGGATTATCCATCATTACATAATCAAAGTACGGTACTGTTGGGATGTCCTCTGATTTTTTCAAAGATTCTAAGTCAACTGGATTAAAATGCCAATCAAACGTAGCCTCCACTAATCTAATTACACCAAACCTACGCAATTGGTTTGTTGTCTTTGTCGCCTTTGTAATACTACCAGTTTCAAACATATTCTCTGTTTTCTTGGTCTGCTTAGTTTTACCAACGTATTCCTGATGGGAAACTTCTGTAGTTGTCTTACCATCTTCAGATTCTAAGACAATCCCAAATTCCTCAAAGTTCTTGGTATGATAACCTATGTTATTGTTTCTGTTGTTAGATGCTGGAAGTAAATCACCGTTTGCAAACCAGTCATAGTAATCTGTTCTAGGGTCTATTTGCTCAAATGCGTCATACGCAATATCCCATTCGTGAGGCCCACCGGAGAAACTAGTGTCTAGAACTTCAGGAACATATGATTCAATCAAGTGTGGATTATCTGCATCAACATAGGGAGTATAATACGTTCCTAAGTTATTCCAACCCTTTAGAGTATTGCTACCCGAAATTGGTTTGTTTGTTTGGCTTACGCTAATGCTAACTTTCTCACCATTTGCTCGCAGTCCGTATCCAACCGCATAGCCCTGTATCTTCTGTGGAGATGTACCTTCATTGTAAATAGAGTCGTTGTTTCTTCCTATTGTACCTGCATCAAATTTTTGAAAATCCCAATATCTGATTGCTTCTCCGTCCTTGTGGTCGGGATATTCCCAACTGAGTCCTAACCTATGCAGTATTCCTGAAGAGTTTAAATTACCATTTACAAAGTAAAGATTGCAATTTCCTCTAGCATCGGATGTGTTTGTAGTAACCCTACCCATAACAACGGGAAACACTGGAGCAATAGATAGAGTAGTTACACCTTCTCCCTTTTCATTTATGGTAACTACATCGAAGGTTTCAGATTTGATGGAACCTAAATTGCTAGGAGTAGAAGAAACACCGTTCTTGTTTCCTATTTTTACTGCAAAATTAGAATCATCTGTTACTTCATATGTAGTCTGTAAACTACCCACGTTCAATGGTTTTATTATATCATAACCAAGTGTTTTGTCCTTGAGTATGCCTCCACTGTTAGAGGTTCCTTGTAGATTGGTAAATGTAAATGCGCCACTACTAGAAGTATAGTATGCGTTAGGCGTAGTGCCATCGTGAGTTATCTGTGAACCAGCATCAAAAACTAATCCCTTTCCACTAGTGGAGAGTTCTTTTGTTGTATCTGTTTGCAATTTGTTGTGTGCTAGTGCCTTTTGTCCAACAATGTAATTTACATGGCTTCCATCATAAGGATGATAGTATTTGAGATTCCCACTAGAACTACTAAAAGAAGAAACCATAGAATCTCGAAATAGTGTTATTTTCTTAGGTGAAGTTTGATATTGTTTTATTTCACCTACAAATATGCCTTCATCATCCAAAAGTATGCCATATGGCTTCAAGGTAATGCTAAGGGCTGTAGAATATGTCAACTCTGCTCCGCTTACGGATATTGCACCTGCATCCAAATCAGTAGTAATGTTATCTTCCAAGATAGGATTTAAACTAGAATAAATTATATCTGATAAAACATTCAAATCTTTAGTGATTGTTTTAGATACTAATTTAGAAGTATCATCTCTTCCTGCTATTTTCATCATAGTCATACCATCTTCAGTTTGACTAGTGACATCTTCTATAGTACCAGTAAATGGAGTATCGCTAATTGCATATCCTCCACCATAATAGTAGAATCTATCTTTGGATTCTGCGCTTCTTTGATAGAATGTTCTATCTGAATCTTGCATTTTGAGGAACTTGTTATCTTTATCCCCATGCTCAATTTTATTATCATGTGAAGTAAATTGATTAGACACAAACCTAGAATCAAATAATTTAGTATGTTTCTTATCTACGGTAAAGCCATTAATAGATAGTCTGCTTGTGGTATAGTTTACTTCGGTATCAGGTTCAAGTCCTGTATTGATTACACCTGTATAAGGAGTGAGAAACATTGTTTTATTGTCAAAATCTTGTGCTACTGCACTTCCACTCCATGTTGTAGCGTTTACTGTTTTGCTATCTTTAATTGTAAATGATTGTGTTCCATTTGATTGAGCAGAAACCACGTTTACAACATAGTAGTATCCATCAATTAGTATGATATCATCGGTGCTTAGAATATGTCTTAGGTCTGTTTCTTTTCTAATATCACTAAGTATTATCGTACTTGTGCTGGAATCGTTTCTTGCAACCTTACCTTCAAATGCAATAAGATTCATGTTAGCATTGTATATGTTTCTTTGAACTTTTAATTTCTTGCCGTTTGTTAATTTAAGATGATTGATGCCACTATTATCCATCACGTTAAAACTAGCCATTCTAGTCAATTTGCTCCTAGAATCATTCAAGACAGGCTGTTGAATTAGTGGTATTTTGTTATTCTTAAATTCTGCTTTCTCAAAGGTCACATATTTACTAGGGCCAGTTAGATTTCCATCCGGTGTTCCTGAAGTAGCATTCAAGGCGTTTGTACTATGTCTACGCATTTTTGTAAATGCCTGATGCCATCTATGTGCATCTGTAATTGATGCGTCAGCAGTATAGTTTGCATCTACTAATGTAGCATCTAATCTATCTTCGCCTAGATTTCTTATAGTGTTGTTGAACTTTGCTTCAGTCCTGAATACTATATTGTGAGCAGTTTTTCCTACCCTTAGTGTTTGGGTTCCGGGGCCAAAGTCATTTATTGTCTGCCTAGCATAATCCAGATGAAATCTATAGCCACCTGTAGTGAACTTATGCTTAATGTTACCAATCAGACTTCCATCAACATTAGACCAAATTGATTGTCCTTCTACCAGTTTATTCCAATTGTCTTGAGAAGTCTCATAGAATATGCTAGTGGTTCCTTCTGCCCATTGTGCAAGAGCATCAACATCTGTAACAGTCGTAGTCGTATTCTCCCACCATCTAAGATGGGTAGCAGTATACTTTGTCATGTAATCTAATTGGTCATTCTCGTCCAATCTATCATTGTAGAAATACCAAGTAGGTCTAGAACAGATATTTACTCTATCATACTTAGGTGTAGTAGTAGCATCGTTATCTCCCCTTAATCCATAACTTACTGCTACAATAGAGGTATCTGTCTTTAGTGGCCCTTTGAATATCTCAAATTTAGTTCCTGCAGGTATTGCGGAAGGATATTCTGGAGAAAACTCTAACCCATCTCCAAACTCATCAAACGAAGTTATTCTTGTAATCTTAGCAAAGTGTGGTCTAATTGCTTCCGTTCCCACTGTAATTAATTCAGGATTAATTAGAATGAAATAATCACGGTTTTTGATATCTAACCCAACTTCATCTGTTGTTGGATAATCTATGGTAACACCGTTATTATCTGTGCTTGAATATACAAACTTTCGATTTGTTTCGCTGTTAGCAGTAGCAAGATTATGATTCAATGTTTTAATTTTAAACGACAGAGATTCCTGAGTAGTCTCACAATGAGAACTCAATGTCTCATTTTTTGGAAAAATTCTGTTGCCGATTTTATCTGCGTAATCATTTGAAATAGTTCCAGTATGAGAGGTATTTCTTATTTCCATAAAGTTTGCAGAATTCTTAGCAGTAGTGCCGGGGTCATCAACTGCACCAGTCGGAGCAACGTTATTTTCAAATCTTATATTATTTTGAACAAAATATGGATTGACTGAAACGGATGTGTATGCTTTATTTTCGTGATTAGTATGGCTATCGTAGTCATCAGCAGACCCTACACTAATATCATCTTCGTTAAATCCTGCATTCATGGGAAAAATAACTTTACCATTGTTGCCGGAAGTATCGCCCATGTTTAATCCTCAAATGTATAATAAAACAGAATATCACTATATCCCGGTTGAAGTGTCTTTAATGTAGGAGAGGGTCTATTTGTCTTTGCCATACTTATCTCAAATAGTTCTCCAAAAAACTGTTCGTTATTATTAGCCCCTCTACCTATTTGACAATCACTAGCGTGTAGTTGAACTCCACCTAGAGTATGACTTTCTTTGGCTACTAGTTCATTGTTAACATGTATTTCTACACTACCTTCCTTGAATAACACTAAAGAAATTTTGAACATTTCTTCAAGATACATTGCCTCTTTTAGATGGTCTGTGTATATTGTAGAAGTAATGTTTGTAGCAGGTGTAGCATCTAATGTGATGGTTGTTCCACTAATGCTCAACACCGTACCAATTAATTTAGCAGATGAATCATAGATTTTACAGCCTTTACCTATGTCATTTGTTTCTCCTGAAGATACTTCTATGTCATTGTTATTTGTCGTTGCAAAGTTGCTTACTGAGGCTCCAGAACTTATACCTGCTAATGATATAGCCGCGCTACCTATGGAAGGGACATTTAACTTACAAGTTAGAACATTGCTGGCTCTAGTTGTAATAATAGTTCCATTGTGACCATTCGCTCCATCAATAGCAGTTTCTAGATTTGCCGTGGTAGTGTCGTTGTTTGTCTCTCTTCTGAAGAAGGTATACGTCCCATCAGTAGTTCCTGTAACTTCTACTGTAGATGCTTTGTATTTCTTGAGAGTTCCTTGCGAATCAGTGATGGATATATAAGAATCCGGATTAGCACCGTTAGCAAAATTTGTTCTAGTAGTATTACTGGTGTTGTTTAATGTGATATCTTTATTTCCAACAGTTCCAACAGTTGATTGAGTAAGCGTTAATGTTCCTGACGATGCTACGGAGATTATACTTCCATTATGCCCGTTAGCGTGTTCTATTGCTGAATCGAGATTGTTTCCTGTTGCGGTGGCATCAGCACCTACCTGAAAAGCCACACCGGAAACAGAACCTATCGTTTGACTTGTTCCTGTAGAAATAGCATCACCATTTCTAACGGGAACGTAGTTCTTCGTAGTGCCGCTTGCATCTATAATTACAATGTGTGGAGTATTTTGATTATTAGTCTCAGTAATTCCACCTGTAAAATTACTACCAGAAATGGTAGCAACGCTATCAGCAGTATTCGTTTTTGCTAGAGTTGCGCTATTGCCAGCAGTTCCTGTCAAATCATGGGTTAGCGTGATTACATTGTTAACTCTAGTTGCAGTAATGGTAGAGCCATGCCCACTACCTGCGTTTATTGCTGATGTTAATGCCGCCGCCGCATTGTTGTTATTACCGCCCGAAGCCCATCTAAAATATCTAACAGAAACTGTACTGCCATCATCTAAAGTTCTAGTTCCTGTAGATGCAGTTGCTTGATTCGTGTTATCATGTGAAGGGAAGTAATTGCGAGTGTTTCCTGCACTATCTGTAATTGTGATATAATTGATGTTAGAATCAGCAGTATGCCCTGTAGTTTCACCCTGAATTAATTCATTTGCTCCACCACTTATCTG